AAACACCACACTCAATGTGTATGGACCCGGAAGAGTCGAGGGACTATTTGGTGTAGACCCTGTAGAAGCCAATCTAAAGAATTATACGGCCTCTGGTAACTATAGCTCGAAGGGAGCAGGGGTTACGGCAGGTTGGGTTCTGATGAAGGTCGGTACTGGTCCGATCAAGACCATCAGTATTGCTAATGGTGGACAGAATTATAATACCAATGGGTTCCTGATCATTACTGGTTCTGGACCTACTGGTGTTAATGGTTCTGCGGCTAATATTCGCTTTGAAATCGCCAATTCACTAAACACCCTACAGCCATTCTCGACAAATTCATATCTGAACACAGTTTCTTCTGTGAGTATTGTCAATGCCGGTTATGGTTTCACCAATACGGCTGTCGCTATCGCTCCAGGGTCCAATTCTACACCTGCCACATTCACCTTCACTATGGGTGATAGGGTTGGTAGAATCCAGTGTGAAACTCTGGTCGCCATGGGTTCTATAACAGGTGATAGTGAAAACGTCGCATTCCCTGCATCGTAATATGATAACATTTAAAAATTATCTTGACGAGCAGCATCTAGATTATCCCGATCCCTATGAATGTATCAGGCATGGGCATAATAATCTAGATATACACACCAAGAGAGATCAGATCAATGCTGCTCTCTTACGGGCTTCTAAAAAGCCATTCCTGACCGCCTATATAGGTCTGGGTAGAATGTCTCAGGTACTCGCCCCGTACTCACTACATGTGCCACAATGCACATTCCTGGAGGGAGAAAAGGGTTCCAAGAATTTTAAGATCACCCAGTTTGGTGATCATCATGGAACCAATAAAGAAGGCGAGGTAGGTACCTGGACCAATGACGAACATTCTGTCTATTTCGAATATAGTATGAATGATGATGGTATGTTTGATATCTTCTGTGAAATCATTGATAAGAACGATCTTACAGACATACAGAATGACCAGGAATTAGAAGGAAACGATGATTGATCTATTGAATGATGATAATTTTATGATGTATGCTATAAAAAACTACAATACTGTGAATTGTATCATGTCTGAGCTTATTGAAGACTTAAAGCGTATCAAGTATATTAAGAGACTGATGAAACGATATCGTAATGGTGGACCACTCAAGGAAAGCCTGATACTTAATCATATCATCATTCTCGGTAATGTATTTGGTACAGAAGCTTCTGTAAGGATTCTATTCTACAAATTAGAGCCAGAATATTATGGCATGTTAAAAACATTCTTCTTATTCTTGAATTATATGCCTAAGGTTGTAGAAGGTATCAAAGGAAAGAATATTATATCTGCTGATCTGAATATTGATATTTCTATCTCTAAAAGACTCAGTTCTATCAGATAATTTTTCCTATAGTATGTACTAGTACTATCTAATATATCTGATCATTCACGGCCACACCGCATTATATCACACTAAACCGGATTGTCAAAGGAAAATGATTAAAAATGAAAGATTTCTTCGATTATCTAACAGAGGATGCCCCTGCCAATAATGTTGGTTCTGGTGAGATTGCTGGTGTGGGGGTGTCAACCCCCTCTAAACCTGCCAATTGGGGTGAGCCTGCCAAGGGTAAGAAGAAATTTAAGATTTTAAGAAGACCGGCTGTCCTCAGACGTTTCGTAACCAAGAAATTAAATGATCCAGAAACCAAGAAAAGCCTTATAGGCCATGCCGTTACGGCCGGAATGTACCATTTTGGTGGTCTAGACTTTGGTGCTGATGTTGCCGGTGCTATTCATCACGAAATATCCAATTTTTCTGATAATGCCAAAGTTCTTGGTCATAAGATCAAGGGATTCTCTGATTACCTCAAAGAGGCCCGAGAGGACTTCGAGACCTTCAAGAAGAATACCAAATCGGTCTTTACCGATCATGATACGACGGCAGAGCACCAGAACATGTCTGCCGATAAACACCCCCCAGAACACCAGCAGAAGGTCGCCCATGCGATTGTAGATCACTTCGCTACCAAGGCCGACCCCACCAAGGATAAGGCCTATACGCCCTGGATAATGAAGCGATATAAGCAGCAGGCATTCCGCCAGGAAGACCATCCCCGAATCAAGCAGGCCCTGACTGATTTCCATACCCACAAGAATAAGTTGCAAAATAAGGATATCAATAGTTATAAGAAGTTATCTGATGTGGAAGGTGCAGTAGCACCTCATTTAGGCACTGTGTCGAAGAAGGAAGAGGCCAGGACTGTCAAGCACGAGGGGGCCGATCTTATTCATTCCGAGAATGGTGTGACTGTCCATAAGCTCAAGACCAAGGAAGCGGCCTGTCATTATGGGGCCGGAACCAAATGGTGTACCGCAGCCACCAAGGGTGATAATTATTTTGATCATTATCATAAGCAAGGACCGCTATATGTGGTCCATACACCAGAAATACCAGAACACACCAAACCGGGAGCAAAATGGCAGCCCCACGAATCGGCTGCGAAATATCAGTTTCATTTTCAATCAAACTCTTTCATGGATAAAAATGACGATCCGGTAGATTTACATGACCTGACCACCAAGCATCCTGAATTGAAAAATGTGTCCGAGTTCAAAAAAGGTCCTCATGCTCTAGATTTCGCCAAGGACCATGACGAGTTCAGTACTATGGCCCATCGTATGTTAAAATCTGGCGATAGAAAACAAGTAAGAGAAGTACTGAAACATCCTGCTACTACGCCAGAGATTTTACATACGGCACTGACCGATGATGAGAATATGGATCGGCACGAGATATTCCAACACCCCAATCATAACGAAACTCATGTGACTGCGGCTATGAAGAGTCCCGACTTTGCTATTCGTTCCGATGCTGTGGGAAGCATTCATGCTACTCATGAACACCACTCACAGGGAATGGCAGACGTAAATACACATGTGAGACGGTTCACTGTTATGCACACTAAAGATCAGAAGCATATTGCGGCAGGGCTGGCAGATAAAGACCTAACTGTAAATAAAGAGGCCATGACCAATCCTCATGCCACCGAGGAGAATATAAATCAAGGAATAAGACATCATAACACTGATGTCAGGTTGCGTGCATACCAACACCCAAATGCCACCGATAATAATTTACATAATGCGATAACACCAAATGGAAATAATAAATTCGATGGTCATATTATTGCAAGAATTCCGCATTTGAAACCAGAACATCTCACCAGACTTCTAGACCACCCAGATCATGAGGTTGGTGTTATAGCCGCGATGCATTATAATAACAATTCAGAAACGGTTCATAAGGGACTGGATCATCCTCATCCGGCTGTACGATATTCTATGGCCATGAATAAAAGTCCTGCCTTTGGCCCAGATCATGTTACCAAAGCTCTAGCAGACCCAGAACATGAGGTTGGTGCGTTGGCTATGTTTAGAAAAGAACATATCAGGCCCGAACATATCGACTCAGCCGTAGCGAGTGGTCATGAAACGAAAGTTATGCAGGCGTTAAAACATCCCCTAGCGACTGATAAGCATCATGCCCATGTTCTAGAAAATAGTGGGTATAGTGGACTTCTTCGTGCACATGCAATCAATCATGCCAGCGACGACCTATTACACCACACAATAAAGAATCACCCCAGCTTTGGTGTTCGTGACGAGGCCAAAAGAGTTCTGAATAAGAGAAGCCATATGAAGGAAGAAGTCGAGACCGGCAAGTTTGCAGGGAATCAAACTTTCATCGTACCGACCGATCTGTTCCATGCTGCCCGAGAGGCCAAGAAACAAAAGAAACATTGGACTAAATATATTGGAACTGATGATGTTCATTCCCAGGCCATTCGTTCCTATGCCAATAAGAATAATAAGAAACCAATTATCCTTCAGGATAAACGTACAGGGGCGATGATGTATGCTCGATACTGAAAGAGAGAAATTGCCTGTTCTCGATGAAGAGGACGATCCCGAGGCATCGTGGATCAAGTGTTATTGGCGTCCACTCATGGCGATGCAGTACTTGTGTGTCTGTGTTTTCGATTTTATGGCCGCACCAATTCTTACAGGAATTTTGTCTGCCATATTCGGTATTCCTTATGTACAATGGCACCCGATCACTCTAGAGGGGGGTGGCTTGTATCATATGGCCATGGCCGCGATTGTGGGAATAACTGCTTATACCAGAGGCATGGAAAAGATTGAGAGAATAAAAACAGAAATAACCGAACCAAGGGCATAGAACTATGTTAACAGGAATCACGGCTATATTGGGGCTTTTAAGTAGTGTGGCCCCTAGAATAATTGGTTATTTCGAACAGAGGCAGATCGATAACCATGAAATCGAAATCACAAAGCTCAAGCTCGATGGTGCCGCCCAGCAACTTGAGATTACTAAAGACATTGCGGTGGTTAAGGCTAACGCTGAGGAAATCAAATCAATTCATGATTCTGATGATGCTAATGACGGTAGTAGCTTTATTAATGCACTCAAAGCTTCTATTCGGCCAGTCGTTACCTACTCTTTTTTCGTCATGTTTGTCGGTATTAAAACAACTGTTGCATATCTTCTGGTAGCTGGTGGGGCTGGTGGTATGGAAATCCTTTCTGCCGTATGGGATATCGAAACCATGTCCTTGTTTGGTGCCATCATGTCATTCTGGTTTGGTGCCCGTATTCTAGAGAAAATGGACTATAGCAAACTCACGAGACCTCAGTTCATCGTCACGAATAAAAAGTGAGTAACAAATTGGATGAGAATAGTAAGCATTTTTTCGGGGGGGATAAATACCCCTTCGATGACGAAGACCTGAAGAAACTCAATTTCTATTTCGATAATTATGATAAGATCAAAACTATTATCGAAGGCGAAGAGAGAATGAAATGGCTCTGGTCGAATGTAAGATTTTTGGTAGGTGGTGCCAGTGCACTCATCGTCGGTTCCTGGGCTGTGTTTGAAGTCGTAGGAAAATTTATAAAGAAAATCTATGAATAATAATAATCTACATAAACTTCGTCAATGTGTTATCGTGATCTTGATGTTTGTGGCGATATTCGCGGTTATGGCATTTGATTCCAGGCCGCCTGTCATCATACACAAGTATGAGATTAAGCAGCCAGCCTATAGGGGTGAACCTATTATTCTTAAGATCGAGGCTACCAATCTGCGAGACTGTGATGGTATCGTTTCAAGAACATTTTATTATAATGGTCTTTCCCTATCGACACCCAAGATACCCAGCATCGTTCGTGATGTCATTGGTGGCTCTGGTCGTATGAAATATACCAGGAAGATCGAACTGCCTGATTTTATCGTAGGTGAAGTAACTATGAAGACCACAGTGGAAAGGTATTGTAATTTTATTCAAGAATATTTCCCCATCTTTAGAATCAAGTCGGAACAGCCCACTAAGATATTCACTATATTAGAATCACCCTATACACCGCAGGGTCTACGTGGTCTTCCCGGTCCTGCTGGAGAAAAGGGCGATACTGGTTCTAAAGGTGACCAAGGTGAAACAGGACCAGCCGGAAAATCCTTTGACAAGCCCTAGAATTCCTTTATAGTCCCCATCCCTCTTTAAACATGGGGTTTAAACCTTGTCTGTATATCTCGATCAAGATTTCCTCTATCGTATCTCAGCAAAATTGCCCAGGTTCAAGAAGAAAGGGGAATTCCTATGGAATTTCCGCTGTGTGATCTGTGGGGATTCCAAGAAGAGTCGGACTAAGTGCCGGGGATATATTTATCGCAAGAAAGATTGTCTCTACTATTCTTGCCATAACTGCAACGAGTCTTGTAGCTTTTCCAACTTCTTGAAGAGATTTGATAATACGACCTATAATGACTATAAGGTCGAACTATTCAAGGGCGATTTCCGGTATAAGTCAAAGGACGAACCCCAATTTCTAGAAATACTCAAGAAGAAACCTGTATTCGATCATAAGAAGACCCTGAACATTCCCTCGATTGAAAGTCTACCGTCCACACACCCGGCTAAGATATATCTCACCCAGAGACAGATACCCAAAGAACATTTCAAAAATATATTTTTCGCAGATGATTTTCACTCTTTTACTATGGAAATGTTGCCAGAAAACGATAAAAACCTAATGAAAGGGGAACAAAGGATCGTCTTTCCCTACTATGATGAGAAAAATAATCTATTGGGGTTCCAGGGTCGAGCTATCTACAATTCCGAGATAAAATATATAACTATTAAGGCCAGTGATGACGCCCGAAAGATTTATGGGCTCGACAAGATCGATTTGTCCAAAAAGATTTATGTTGTCGAGGGGCCGATTGATTCCCTTTTTCTACATAATGCTATTGCTATGATGGAATCAGCACTATATAATGTGGTCAGGATATTAGGTGATCATGATTATGTGTTCTGCTATGATAATCAACCCCGCAATGTCGCAATCGTCAGAGACATTCAGAAAACTATAGAGTACGGGAAAGACGTATGTATATGGCCTGAGAACATTCAAGATAAAGATATTAATGATATGGTTCTCTCAGGCCTTTCATCTGCAATAATTCAAAATACTATCGATAGAAATACTTTCACCGGCCTAAGGGCCAAACTGGAGTTCGAGAAATGGAAAAAGATATAAAGAAGCTTTGCACTAACTGTAAATGGTATGAAGAAAATACGGTAAATGTTATTCATAAGACTATGTGGGGCCATGATCTGAAGAGGTGTACACACCCCAAGGCCGATAGAAATGCTGTTACCGGCGAGTGCCCGCCCGCGACTGATGAAAGACTTGATGTCAATTTGGGTTGGGGCAAACATAAGGATAATTGCGGTTCAGAAGCAAGACATTTCGAACCGATACCAGTATAATAAGCGAAGAATAAAACGGGGGCCTAAGATTTGGAACTGGCCTTAAATGAAGCTCCGATGCTCGCCCGTTTATTATCATGATCTAAGGTGAAACAAAAAGGATTCGAGTTATGAGAATACGGAATGCAAGAAGCTACGGCTATTTCACAAGCTACGTCAGATTACCTACCAACAGTCTATCAACAATACATCTACAAATCACGATATTCCAGATGGTTACATGATAAGAACCGAAGAGAAACATGGCCAGAAACAGTTAAACGATATTTTGATTTCTTCGAAGAACATCTTAAGACAAATCACGATCATGATATCACTCCCTATAGAGCACCGCTAGAGAACGCTGTTCTAAATCTCCAGGTCATGCCTTCGATGCGTGCCCTGATGACAGCCGGGGAAGCTCTCAAGCGTGATCATATCTGTGCCTATAACTGTTCCTATGTGGCTGTAAACAGGCCCCAGGCATTCGATGAGATACTTTATATTCTCATGAATGGTACTGGTGTGGGTTTCTCGGTCGAACAGAATGAAGTTTCTCATCTTCCTGTAGTGGCAGAAAGCCATTATCAATCAGATACTACAATTGTTGTTGCTGATAGTAAGTTGGGCTGGGCCAAGGCATTTAAAGAACTTATGGGAATGCTCTGGGTGGGGCAGATACCGAAGTGGGACACTTCTAAAGTTCGACCAGCAGGTTCCCCTCTTAAAACATTTGGTGGTCGTGCATCGGGTCCAGAACCTCTTGTCGAGCTATTTGAATTTACCACAGAAATATTCAAGAAAGCTGCTGGTCGTAAACTCACTACGGTTGAATGTCATGATATTGTCTGTAAGGTCGCTGCCATAGTTGTGGTTGGTGGTGTTCGCCGTTCAGCACTCATTTCATTGTCCGATCTTTCTGATGAGAGAATGCGTAGCGCCAAATCTGGCCAGTGGTGGATCACAGATGACCAGAGAGCATTAGCTAATAACTCTGCCGTCTATCAGGAAAAACCTTCTGTAGGTCAGTTTATGGACGAATGGAAGGCCTTGTATGATTCCAAGTCTGGTGAACGAGGAATATTCAATAGGGCCAGTGCTAAAAGGACAATCGAGAAACTAGCAGATCGCAGAGACCCTAATTATTCGTGGGGAACGAATCCTTGTGCGGAAATTCTTCTGAGAGATAAAGAGTTCTGCAATTTATCAGAGGTTATTCTAAGAGCCGAGGATACCGACGAGACCATTGCTCAGAAGGTCAAGTGGGCCACCATTTTAGGGACATGGCAATCGACCCTGACCAACTTCAAATATATTTCCAAGAAGTGGAAAGAGAATTGTGAAGAGGAAAGACTGCTTGGTGTTTCTCTGACCGGCATCATGGATTGTCCTCTTACGAATGATATTGATGATGATTTTGGTCTAGAACTCAGATTAAAGGGATGGAAAGATGTCGCGATCCAAACGAATAAAGACCTCGCCCAAGAGATTGGCATTAACCCTTCGGCTGCAATTACTTGCGGCAAACCAAGTGGCACAGTTTCCCAGTTGGTCAATGCGGCCAGTGGTATCCATGCTCGATATGCTCCATACTATATCAGAACAGTTAGAGCCGACAAGAAAGACCCCCTCGCGAAGATGATGGTTGATCTGGGCTTCCCGGTCGAGGATGATATCACCAAACCTAAGGATAATTATGTTTTCTCGTTTCCTATTAAATCGCCAGAAAATGCACTATATAAGGACGGCATTACTGCCATAAGCCAGCTAGAGTTCTGGCTTATGTATAAGAAGCACTGGACAGAACATAATCCGTCTGTTACCATTACGGTTAAAGAATCTGAATGGCTGAGTGTAGGGGCCTGGGTTTACGACCATTTTGATGATATGACGGGCGTTTCATTCCTGCCCGCCTCGGACCATATCTATAAGCAGGCACCCTACCAGGACTGTACCGAAAAAGAGTATAATGAATTACTAAATAAGATACCAAAGGACGTGGCATGGTGCCAACTGAAAAACTATGAGAATACCGATAGTACCGAGGGAATGCAGATTTTGGCATGTAGTGCAGCAGGAGGATGTGAGATATGAAATCAAGAATAGTTGAATTTAGAGATAAAAATTATCCACCATACTACCACACCTCGCCCTCGCAGTATCCAATAATAGATATGATGTTGATACGTCAAACAGACCTGTTTATGATAAAAGCACAATTAAGAGCAGAAACAGAAGAAGAATAAAAAATGGCCAAGGAAGTATCTACAATATTATGTATAGAGTGTGAAAGTGAATATAAACTACTTTTTGATCTGAATAAGACAAGCGGGCACCCCAAGTTCTGCCCGTTCTGTTCTGGTGAGGTATACAATGAGGAAGATGATATCAACAACAACGAGGATGATCAATAAATGTGTGCAGTCTCAGCAGTAATGGATAATTGGAAAAATACTTGGCCAAATATACCACCAGTAAATTTTCCCAGTAATCCTTTTCCCGGTCCTATTACTGTACAACCATCACTAAAGCTCATGCCAGATTATCAGCCGTTGTTTCATGATCCTACCGAGTATGTCACGAAGGAAGAGTTTGATAAGCTCAAGAGAGAATTCGAGGCATTCAAAAAGCTTCTGCTGGCGGCCAAGGAATATGATGAGGCCACCGATCAGCCCGGTTGTGAGATGGAAGAAAAGGTGGCCCTGGTGCGGAAGGTTGCCGATACTCTGGGCGTCAATGTCGATGATGTATTCGGTCAGTCATGAAGACCTTTAGATATTTTTTAAATGAAATGAGTAAACCGGAATTGATGATTTCTGATCTACAACGACAAAATGCCAAAGATAATGTAAGTCAGGCTATTGTTCATATGCATCCCAATCATTTTTTACAATTGACAACGGGTTCTTCTTTAGCAAAAGAACAAATTAAAAGAAATGCTCAACCCCTGGAAAATTACAACAAATATTCTGGACCTGGGGGCGATTCAATTGTACATCCCTTTCTTCGGGTTCAATTAGATGACAAAGGTGGGGGAACAGTCAGTGGTCATGAAGGACGACATCGAGCGGCGGCTGTTCTGAATGCTGGAGGTAATTCCATGCCAGTTGCTATTCAACTACGTCCTCATAGAGATATGAAAAAAGAGAAATATGATTTGGGATATGATAAACACATGCCTGATCATCTTACATCACAATTTAATCCTCATTTAACTATTGCCAAATCCAATTTCAAAGTCAAGGAACATTTATGGGGTCATCAAAAAGAAGATATTTAGGTCTCGGCCCCGACATACATCTGATCAAAT